ACTCCTACAGATGCTGATATGGATGCTGGGGGGACGTGGAGTGATGAGGGGAGAAACACCTCAAATGTGAGAGTTTTGTGGAGTGATGGAAATTCCGAATCTTCTACTTTTTGTGCAAGTAGGCAAGAAAAGTGGTTCCTAGGTACTGAGGAGCCTCATAGTGGTTTTGAGCTTCATGCTACTCAAGGATCGAAACTCTCTATTTCTTTTATAGGAACCAGTACTGGCGACGACATTAAAATTTCAACCGATGATGTTCATGGATTGGCTACTGGAGATTATGTACTTATAGCGGGTTCCGATTGTGAACCTATAATTGATAATTTTTTGGGTAAAATCACCAACGATGCCGGAACTTCGGTTGATTCTAAGCCTTATGCGGTTACAGTTGTCAACACTACTACTTTCACCATAGACATAACGGCGAGTATAACTGGAGATTTGACGGTGACCGAGTCAGGTGAATCTGGTTTTGTTGTGACTGGAATACCTAATTATTCTCAATATTTGGGTTGGTATTATTGGGATGCTACTAATGGCGATTGGCAGAACTGGGATACTGGTAGTGCTGGTACGACTGCTACTATTAATGTTGATTCTTCTTCAGGTAATGGTCTAGATAGGGAACACTGGACATGGGATAGAGGCGCACCTGGGCCTATTCCGCATTGGTATGCTGAGGTTCGTTTTAATACTCGAACTATGGCTACTGGGGGTATGGCTGACAACATTAAAGAGGATTTCGGTATTAATACTCCAATGGCCCATTCTGGGCTGAATTTCGATCAGGATTACCGTGTTTCGCCCTTTGCTGGAGACTCTACGGAGTTTTTACCTTCAATCGCTGTAACCATTGCTAGTGTAGCTGATACTGGAGATACAACGAGGTTAACTACCTCCGCTGCCCATACTTTGAAGGTGGGTGATTGGGTAAAACTATCTAGTACAGGCACTACTCCTAAGATAGATGGTATTTATGAGATATCCGCTATAAATCAGGCCAGTGGCACTAATTTTGATATACGTGATTTAGCTGTAACTGGTACTGGAGCAGTGACATGTACTGGTTATACCTATCCTCCTAACGGTAAATCTTTATATTGGACAAAGATTCAATGGTTGACTCCTACGGCCCCTACTAATCCAGCAGAACTTGTCAGTATTCGTACTGCAGATCAGGCCCATTTGAAGTATTACGACAGGGGTAAAGAGCCTTGGAAGGTTAATAGGGGTACGGCAAGTACTTTTACTGCTACTGCTGCGGGTCGTTATGGGTGGGCTGGGACAGCTTCAAGCTGCCAAACACCACTAGATTTCTTTGCTATGCATGATGCAAGTACGAATCTGCTTGAGAGTAACTCTTTGAGCCTATCTGCGGTTTCTATGCTCAGTGGGAGTCATACTGATAGTGTAACTACTCTAACCTTAGAGTCGGGTAGTGCTTTTTATACTCAGGCTAATGCTGATTTCCCCACTACTGGCTCAGTAGAGCTATACGATCCAACAAATGGGACAAATGAAATAGTTTCTTACACTGGAGTAAGTAGCAATACTCTTACAGGGGTAGTACGGGGAAGGGATGGTACAACTGCAGTAGCTCATGCTGACAATACTATAGTCAGCAGCCATGTGAAGGGGAGAAATCAGCAGGTACGTTATTTTTCTGCTCACTCATTTACCGTCACAGATATAGCTATTTCCGATCCAGTCGATACTACGGCGACTATAACAGTTGGTCATAATATGGATCCTACTGGATCATATGCAGTAGAAACTTTTTCGTTACAGTCGGGGGATCAGGTAACGTTTACGGGTACTGATAGTACTCCAACAATTAATGCTCAATACACTATTACCAATGTTCTTACTCCGACAGAAGATAACACCTCTAAGTTCACCATAACTCATGGAGCAAATGTAACGGCGGTTGGTGGTGCAGGTACTTGTTTTGTGTTAAGTGGTTCTGGATTGGCTCTTTTCCCAACAGGTCAGGCTGCTGGGGATATGGCATTCTTTGGTGCTCACGAGCCATTCACCCAGCTTCGTTTCCATATATACAATGGAGCCAGTCTGACTTCTACCGCTGAGTTTGCTGTGACATGGGAATATTTTAATTATGCCTATGGTTGGAGTACCCTGCCGGACTTATTCGACGGAACTGATGGGTTTAAATGTGCCCCAGAGTCATTTGCAGAAGTCCATTGGAGCATGCCCAACAATTGGAGACCGGGGCAACCTGGAATGATAGACAACACCAGCAATACTGCTGGTGTTGATCATAGGGGAGATTGGGGGGCGGGTCAGACGGGATTTTATGTGAGGGCAAGAATATCCACTGATAGCGGTACTGTGGGAGTGGTATCTGCGAGACAGATTTTATATGGACCTAATAATTGGGACAATGTAACTAAGGATACTGGAACCATAACTGGGGTGACTGATACTAGGCATTCATCTCCTCAGAAGTACGGTCTGACTTTGTCTTCTGGTAGTTTGGCTGGAGACCATACTATTCAGATGCTTGGTTATTCGGTGGGTGATAGGCCGTCCGAGTTTGTGAATAAGGTAGTTGTACGTGGGCAGTCTGGTGCGTATGGGACTGCTGTAGATGATGAATCAGTCACTAATTTTCATGTAATAAGAGAGAAGAATTATTACGATACTACCATCACTAATTCTGTTCAGGCTGAACAACGTGCGAATAGGCTGTTAAATGCTCTTCGCCCTGGAGGGAGTATTGAGTCTATTAGAGAATGTCATGTTTCAACACAAAGTTGGCCTGTATATTCCTATAATGGTCATCCCCAGGCGGTTCAGGTTGGGGACCTTGTAAATATAGTGATTCCTATAAAAGGTATATATAACGAATCCTGGTTGCTTGCTTCTATAGCATATGATCCATTGGCTTCGGCGTGTCAGATGGTTCTTTATAGGGATTTAGATAGGGTCATAGAAGCGGGAGCAAGTGATAAGAAGGTTTTACGTGATCTCTCATCACGTACAAGAGAATTAGCCAGAGCATCTTTCACTACACTAGATACTGTAGTGGAACATGGCATGGATTTCCTCCCAGAGGGGCCGTCTAGGATAGTTGGACGTTTTTCATATGACCCTGTAGGAACATTTGGTAGTGTTGTTACCAGTGGGGGCGGTGCCAGAGAACAGGCCGACGACTACCGTTGGAATTTTAATGTTTATTCAGATTATGCGGCTGGAAAATCGGATCGAACTCAATTGAGAATTGATACTACCCAGGTTCGCCCAGATATTGTTGCTACTGGAACCAATGTTAGACAGGTTGATGGGGCTGGAATTACTCTATTGGGTAGGGAGCAGATAACGGGGGGCAGCAATGCTAATGATGCTGCACAGGAGGGATCTGGGTCTGGAGATAACATTGAGGGTGAGAATCTAAATGTTCCTTCTAATGCAGCAGAGCAGACTAGAAGGGATCATTTTTACCCAGAGGATAAAGAAGCGACCATATATCTCAGAACTCACGATCAAGCCGCAAATAGTGCGGGTTCTCAGCTTGGAAACGGTCTTTATGTAGCTCACAGGGGAATTTTTAACTACAGCGACTATGGGGATGATGACAATACTTCTACTTCGGCAGATGGGACGAGATTCCCAATTGACCTACATCATGAACTATTTGTAGGAGTTTCCGGGGTTGCTAGGGTTACCAACGGCAATAATGGAAAAGTTTCTCTATCTAAGATACTTCCTAATTTGAAATCTCGCCCCATGGTCTTTTTACAGGTTGAAACTAGCAGACATACGACCCAAGCTGGTTGTTATGCAGAGGTAGATAGCTGGGTCACAGCTACCGTAGATAGCAAGGTGGTATTCCAAGGTTTTAGGATAGCCGCTAAGACTGCCGATGGCACTGAGTATGATGAGACTGATGGATCTGGACTAAATATTATGTATCTAGTGGTATTTAACTCTTCTAGAGGTGGTAGGCATTACGATGGCGGACTTGCATAGAACGTTTCCTCAAAGGGTCAGTGGGGTTCGAAGGGTACGTCGCAAAGAGTACCCAATTGAGATGAGGGCGGCTAATTCTGCATCACAGTCCGCTGAGAAGGGTACGGAGTTATGGGACTCCCTGTATAAGGCAAAAATTCTGGAGTACAGGCTGGATAAAAAGATCTCAGTAATGAAGGATGCCGCAGATTCTATACGACTAAATGGATAAAAGAAGGTGCTTGACACGTGATCTAGCTTCAGGTATGATGCCCGTAACAAAACTTTAGAAATAGGCAAATTCGAGCACAACACATAATTGTGCTTCTATGCCGTAAATCAAAGAAAAGGCAACTATGCTAGAGCCATCTCAGGCTGAGAAGATACTACTCTCTTCGATTCAGACCCCTACCCACCTCTACTCTCTTCAGCAAAAGTATGGTATTACGTCTGAATCGTTTTTCTATTTCCAAGAACCAGCAAAATTTATTTTTGATTACATAATTGATCAGGGTTCTGCTCCCACTCCCACGCTAATCTCCTCGACTTTTGCGAATACGGCTACGCCGTTTGACCCCGCCCCCATAGATAATTTCGACTACATTGCACAGCAATATGCCACGATAAATACTCGTCAAAAAGCATACATGGCAATTGCAACTGCCCAAAAATGGCTCCAAGAGTCTCCTAATGACGGCGTGATGCTGCTCTCAAAGACTTTGGAGCGAATAGCAAAGCCAGATACCACCCATAGATCCTCTCTTGAACGTACTACTGAGAGTCGATGGCAGTCGTACTTGGCTAGAAGGGATGATGAAACGGTGAATCGGATAAAAACTGGAATACAACCGCTAGATGAGAACAACATCTGGCTACAGAAACAGCAATTAGTTGGCATTCAAGCTGACACTAAGATTGGTAAATCCTGGATAGCGTGGAAATGTGCTTCCCAAGCATTTGAAGAGGGGCATAAAGTTCTACTTATTAGCCCCGAATTATCGGCTTTGGAAATGGGCATACGCTCAGATGTAATTTTGTCTACGTTATTTGGATATACACTGTCGTATCAAGCTATACAGAGGGGTGATCCTTCGATTGGTGATGAGTATAAATCTTATCTAGAGTCTATTTCGGCAAACAAAGAAGACCGATGGATACAATACGACCAAGTTTTCAACCTGAAGCCATCTCCGTCAGAGTTGGACACGGTTATCACTCAAGAATCGCCTGATGTTGTAATTGTAGACGGTATATATCTATTGCGATCTGATGAGAAGTTAACTGCTGCGTGGGAACAAATTAGAAGCATTTCAATAAGTTTAAAATCTCTGGCGGTGAAACATAATGTACTCGTATATGCGACAAATCAAATTAATAGACATGGTGCTCAAAAAAGTCAGGACAATGATGGAGAACCGCCCCCGCCTACAGATACCGCATACGGTTTCGATTTTGCCCGGACTGTTGACATTCTCTTTGGAGTTGGGGCTAGATCGCTTGAGGACACAACTCGCAAAATTAATGTTCCACTTGCCCGGTCTGGGCCGAGCTTTAATGACAGCTTTGAGATCACCTTTGTACCCGATCAAGGCGACATTGGGCGTACAGTTTCAAGTGCTCCTCCGAATCTTATTGATAGTTCTGAGTGGTAGTCTTTATTTATCTATAGTTGGTTTTATTGTTTGGGGGTCATTTTGGATAGCGGGGGAGGAAAATATTTATTTGGGGATAATTGCAGGGACATTCTTTTTTAGTGTGTTAACACTAAGTGTGTCTCTTTTGATATTGGCAGTTTTGGGACGGGTGCAGAATGACAATACGTGAATTTCTCTCACAAATAGCTCAATTGAAAGTTGCTAAGTCAACTGGAGATGAGGTTCTGGCCTATTGCCCCTGGCATGATGATCAGAATGCGTCTCTAGCTATAAATCATGTCAAGGGCATGTTCCACTGTTTTTCGGGTTGCGTGAAGGGGTCTGGGGGGCTTCTTAGCCTGTTTGAGAAGTTGGATGAAACTGGAGTGGTGGCGAATAAGTATCTAACGCTGTTTGCAGCCGACATATCTAATTTCATGCCAGTAATTGATTTTGATCATGATGCTGATATTGAGTCCGATGACGGTTACGATGTGATGTCGTTGCCGTTAGCAGAGAAAAACGAGTATTTGATGGGACGAGGAATTACGGATGAGACTGTTCGTAGGTTTGACCTCCGATATCATGCCGATGATGACTGTATTGTTATACCGATTTGTATGAGAGGAGAGTTGATTGGTTATATTCGTCGCAATATAAGCTCTAATCCCAAATACCTAAATTCCAATAGTCTGCCAAGGGACATACTCATCTATCCGTTTGATTTGTTTGAACCTAACAGTAGCACGGTGTACGTTTGTGAGGGACCGTTTGATGCTATTAAGGCCCACCAATTAGGGCTTAGAAATACGGTCTGCACTCTGGGTGGAGTGATTTCTGACAATCAGTGTAGGTTGCTGGGAGAGTTAGGGAGTCACATAGTCCTATGTGTGGACAAGGATGATTCGGGTGTGCGTATCACCGAAACAAATACTAAAAAATTAGTAGGTAAATATGGGTTTTCTGTTGACTACACAACCGCTCCGGGACAGGCAAAAGATTTTGGAGATGCGGTTGATTTAAGTAATTTAAAAATCATAAGTCCATACGAATTAAAAGCAATAAACAGAGATCTGGAATACATAATAAGGAGCTAAAAATGCCATTGATGGATGAGTTTGAAAAAAGAGGATCTACTTCAAGAGGCGGCGGCGGTTCGAGTGCTAATCAGATGTGGATGCATGAGGTGCGCCCCAGAAATGTAGGGGAATTTGCGGTCATTAGATTTATTTCCCCATTTGGAAACCCAAAGGGGGGCGATACACCTAAAAATATACTGGCAGATGAATCATTTTATATGTACCACGCTGGTCAGAGTGCTGCAGGTAAGCGGTTCACGGATTATCTGTACTGCGGGGATCTGAACCAGGACTCCACGGGTCATGTGATTGAACCCAGTAAATGTCGCTGCCAGCTACTTGGGTATGATGAGCCGCCTTGTTATGTGGATGGAAAACCATCTAGGAATAGTAATGGTACTCCTGACGGATTTAACTCTGCGGTGAAACAGCGGTATCACTATTGGGTTCTGCACTACTATTCCTTCCATCTCTCTCAGAATCCAGCCGTAGATGAGAATAGTTCAGATTATAACGCTCCATGGGCAGTCTCTCGCAGAGAATCGGGGGAAGTGGATGTTTGGGACGAGATGCAGGTGGGCAGTAAAACATATTACAGAGAGACTGTCATGAAGCCGCAATTGTTGAAAATCGCCCGTCCTACAAGGGAGAGTCTACGTACTCATGCCGAGAGGTATGGAGATATAACTACCAAAGTCTACGAGTTCCACAAGCAACAGGATTCAAGTGGGCGGGGGTTTATTAACTATCCTGTGTTCCCAAGCGATATTGAGGTTCCTAAACTCGGCAAGGAACGTGTACAAGAGGCTATCAAAGATCTGCCTCGTTTAGACAGGATAGCCTCTGGTCAGATCCAGGGGCTAGATTTAGTAGCCTTTACGGTGGAAGACAAAGAGGCACACCAGGAAGCGATGGATAAGATTTCAGACTCTCTGCCTGATGTTTCAGAGGAAATTAAACAGCCAGATGAGTCGGAGGAATCTGATACGGGGACCGATCCGTTCTCAACAATGGGCAATACTGATACTGAAGTCCTTGAAGATTTTTAAAAAGGGAAATGAGGTAAAAATACTATGTCTAAAGTGAGTGTGACGTTAGGTTTGACGCTAAAGATGAACAGCGGCGGGGGTTACAACTTCTTCCGCCCGGAGATAACTATCTCAGATATTGAAACTGAGACGGATATCGCTCCTCAGATTGAGAGGAGTTTGGCTGCTATCAAGGAGGTGTGGGCAGCTATTGAAGAGAACATGGATACGATTGTGGATTCTTCTGAATTGGCTGAGAAGCCTTCGGCCTTGACAGAGATTCATCGACGTATAGCCGAATTTGAAGCAGATGTGAGCGAGTTGAAGACTCGACTTGCTGCTGGTGATGGAGCAGTCATGAGCGTATCTGACAGTGATAAGGATACAGATTGGTAAAAATAGATAGAACTCTTTTACATAGTAGCCTGAGCTACATCAACACCAATTCCAAAAAGCAAAAAAATGAGGCATTGGTGGGCCAGGTTTCTGATGGAATTTTACGGCTTTGGCAACCCGGATTCGTCCGAGTATGGGATGCCATACCTGTGGAAGAGTCGGAGCCTATGTTTTTCACAGTTGAATGTGACAAGCTCACTAAGATTGTGAATGCCTGTACCAGTAGTGTTATTTCGATGTCTGTCAAGGATAAGAAATTAAATATTTCCTTCGGTAAATCGAGAGTACGATTACCGTTTCTTGAGAGCGTGGAAACTGGAGTTGATCCTCCTCCCGACACTGTAAGTCAGATTGTGGTTGGGAACGATTTTATACACTCTCTTAGCCAGGGTCTGAATTTCTTGGCTAGAACTGAGCATGCTCCGGCTCTTACCTGTTATTACGTTTCTCCTTTATCCTCTGGATTGTTGAGGATAACTGCGAGCGATGCGATGAAATTGTATATATCAGACCTTGAGTATGATGATGCTCAAACGTTTGAGTCCTTTTTGCTCCCTAGGGAGTGTGGACTCCTCATGACCAAGATATTTTCTAGGTCTAAAGAGATATCTATAGGTCTTACGGAGAGGGGAATATTAGTTTTGTCCGAGGTGGGGAGTGAGAGAGTCGTAGTTTCTCCCCCTTACAGTGGGAAATATCCAGATATGTCCAGATTGATAGATGAATCGTCTGATAAACTTTTTAAGGCCAATAAGAAAGAGCTTCAGAACATGCTTCAGCTTGTCAATATTACATCAGATATGAAGCAGGTCAGATTTAGTCAGGTGAATAGTAGTTTGGAACTGTATGCTACTAAGTCTCAGATTGAGACTGATTTGGTGCTGAACAATGTGGAGATTTTCAAGGAATTTGACGACATGAACTTCAATGCCGAGTTTTTTGGTGCGTGTGTAGCTGCGGTGGATGGAGATGATGTAATTATTAGCAACGCCAATGAACGAATGAAAGCATACAGGATTGACAATGACGAAAGACAAGAATCCTATTGTCTCGTCCAAGCCCTATCAAGTTGAGAATCTTGATCTTTTAAAGACTGAGATTTTAAACAGCCATGATGATTATGTGGCGGTGGACACTGAGACTTCGGGATTAAATTGGACAGTAGACAGGGCGTTCGGGGTAGCATTTGCCTGGGATGACCGATCTACCTTTATTAGAAACTCTACGTTTGGCGTAGAGAAGATAGGCATTCTCCTCAGGGATCTTTTTGCCTGTGATGGCAAGACTTTCGTCTATCACAATGCAGAATTCGATTTGCATATGATACGGGAAACTTACGGTGTTGCTCCCTCCAAGAATGTTATTGATACGCTACGTGTTTCCCATTTGCTCAACTCTTCTACCAGCAATGCCTTGAAGACGTGGGGAGAGGAGAACTACGGCATTGCAGCTACATATCACGAAGATTTGGTATCTGAGTATTTGAAGCAGTACAAATTAAAGAGTTATGAGCATGTTCCTGCGGAGGTGATGGATCCATATGCAGCGAATGACACTGTTTTAACGAAAGCTCTTGCCTATAAATATGTACCTGTAGTGAAGAAACAAGCTGGAAGATTATTTGATCTGGAAATGAAGTTGATCCCTGTGGTAATGGATATGGAACGAGAGGGTATCCTGATTGACCAGGAGTACATACAGGAGCTACAACAACGGGTTGTAGACCGTCAGAGAGGTCTGACCGATCAAATATATAAGGTAATTGGAAAACCTATAGATATAGGGTCTAGCAAGCAGCTAGGGAATTATTTCTATGATCGTTTGAATATAGGTAAATCAATCGATAAAAAGAATAATAAAAGTGTCTTTATCACAGAAAAAGGGAATTGGTCTACAGGTGAGAAGGCTTTAAAGGCTATCAGGCATACTGAGGGGTCCGTGGTAGCTCAGTATTTGTTGAAATGGAGAGAGCTTGAAAAGGTAAATAATACTTATTTACGTTCTTATCTTAGGCTTGTCCATAACGGTAGAATCCATGCTCGATGGAATGCATGCGGCACTATTACGGGGCGATTTTCTGGATCTAATCCAAATCTTATGCAGGTTCCTAAGGATCCCAAGATTCGTAGAATATTCATTCCAGATGAATTGTTTATAGACATGGACTTCAGCCAGATTGAATTGAAATTGATGGCCCATGTTTCCAAGCAAGGCAGTATGATTGATGCTTTTGTTGCTGGACATGATATGCATTCTTATACTGCGGCTCAGATACTGAACAAGCCCATAGACCAGATAGACAAAGATAGCAATGAGAGGAAAGTAGCCAAGGCCATTAATTTTGGGGTTATTTATGGCATTGGAACGAAGGGTTTAGCCGATCTTGCGGAAATACCAATGAGTTCAGCCAAAAGGTATTTGAATGTTTATTGGGATAGTTATCCGAGTATAAGATCATATTTTGATGAGCAAAAGGCATCTGCCGAAAAGAATGGGTATGTCCACACATTATTTGGTCGTAGGATTTCAGTGACCGACAGATTCCACGCTGCTCCGAATTATGTCATCCAGGGGACTGGGGGAGATATGATGAAGTTGAGCCTCTATAAGGCTTGGCTTTACGTGAAGAGTGTTGGTGGGTCTATACGGAACACTATCCACGATCAAATTTTATATGATGGGATGGATATCAAGCATGTGGAGCCTCTTCGAGAGATAATGCAGGATTATAGTTTTTCGATGCCTATAACAGTAGACGTTCAGACTTCCAAGAAAAGCTGGGGAGATTTATATGACAACTAAGAATAAAACAGGTATTCAGGATATAGTTAAAGTAATCAATAAAAAGCTGAAGACAAATATATCTATAGGGGACTCTGAATCCCTAGAGATTAAGCGTATAGAGACTGGTATCCCTCCCTTTGATCAAATGTTGGGTGGGGGAATTCCTCGACAATCGGTAACTGAATTTTTTGGGTATCATGGTAGTGGCAAGACATACATAGCTCAACGAATAATGGCCTATGCACAGTCTCAGGGGCTTCGGTGTGGTTTTGTTGATGCAGAATGGGCTTTTGAGCCTATATGGGCTGAGACAATAGGTCTAAAAACCGAAGAATTAATTGTTTCCAGACCTCACACAGGAGAATCTGCTTTAGATATCTTGCTGGCTCTTTGTGAGAGTGGATTGGATTTGGTAGTTTTAGATTCCATCGCTGCTCTTCTCCCTACGGCTGAGGCTGAGGGGAGTATGGAAGATATGCAGATGGGTCTTCATGCACGTTTGATGAATAAGATATTTCGAAAACTTCCTATAGCTATGAGTGCTACAACTCCAGGCACTGCCGTAATCATGATCAATCAGATTAGGGCGGGATTGGGAGGATACATAACTAAAGAATCATTGCCGGGGGGCAAAGGGCAAGAGTTCTTTAGTAGAATTATGGTACGTATGGCGAAGGGTGAGTCTATAGGAGACAGGGGATTCTACATTAAGATGAGAACTCCCAAGAATAAAACTTTTAAGCCCCTGCAGGAATGTTTGGTTCCTTTTTATTATGATGGTCAACAAAATCCCACATACGAGTTATTCTCTACGGCTCTTGATTTGGGGGTTATAGAGCGTAGAGGGGCCACGTATACTTTTAATGGGATTAAGGCTATAGGTAAGGATAACTTTGTTTCCTCTATGAAAGATAACAAAGATTTGTATGAAGAAATTAAAACACTGGTAAGGAGTAAGGTATGACTACTGAGAGGGATGTTGCGAGTTTAGCTGAGGATATTCAGACCATGGTGGGATCCTATACCTCTTTCATGGAGGGTATCGCATTACAGGATTCAGAACTAGCCTGGGAATTAGCCGAGAAGTATGCCGATAGATTGAGAGACATGACACGGGAGGCTTTTGCTGATCTTGCATCGGAAGCTAGTGAGGGTCTTAGGAAGCCAGCCAAGAAGAAGCGTAGGAAGAAGGCATCAAAAGTCTCTGAGGTAGCTCCAGTCGATACTTCCAATGCAGTCCCTATGGGGGCTGAGGAATTGCCAGAGAACCCAGGTTCTTTGCTTTCCCAGATACAGGATCCCGATCAAGTTGATTTAGCTCTAGATAGGTCTATGCGGGAGCAGACTATAACTGAGCGATCCGAGGGCAGGGAACCTCCTAGTACTTTCAATCGTAATAATCCAACTATGAAACGTATACCTAACAGTGAGAGATGATGCTTTTAAGACTGATACTAAGCATCAGCTACTCATAAATAAGTGGATAGAAGAGCTTGGTATAGGAACAGTCATTGAGCAGCCGTTTGGTGCTTATTCTGTGGACATATTTATTCCAGATTTAAATCTAGGGATAGAAGTGGATGGTCCTTATCACCTGAAGAAACGTGATTTAAAACGGGATGAATATCTAAAACAGGCACATGGTGTTGATATCTGGAGAATCCCCATCAAAAAGATGGGGGCCGGGTATAAAGATAAATTTTTATCTAGACTAATGATTAGAGTAGAGGAGTTGGATAGCTAAATGCCTTTAATAGATAGTGTTTCAAATTTTCAAAAACATTGGTTAGAGCGAACTTTTGATGAGTATGATCAGACAACTCAAAGAGAGCCGAAGAAGAGAGATTATTTTACTCCGTCGAATGCCCATTGGTGTCCCAGAGCTATTTGGTATCACTCTATGGGGTATGAACAAGATCCTATTGAGGCCAACTCTCTGAGACGTATGGGAGTTGGGACTGTTTATCATGAGTTCCTCCAGGAGAAGCTAAAAAAAGCTGGAGTACTTGTGAGTATGGAGGAAGAGGTCACCTGGGATGATCCTAAGATCGTTGGTCACTATGATGGGATTATAAAAAATCCTGAGACTGATGAAGATTTTCTGTTGGAGATAAAGAGTAGATCGGATAATAAAAGAGCGGTGAATTACTTACCTCGTGCAGAACATATTCTTCAGTGGAATCTGTATTCTGCCATGACTAAAGTTGTTAAGGGGATCATTTTCTACATCAATAAAAATACTCAGGAATATAATATCTATGAGACTCAAAGGAACGATCAAATCATAAGTAAGGTGTTTAAGAAGTTGAGGAAAATACGAGACTATGTGAGTCGTGGTGAAATAGTACCTTACCAGCCCAAGGAAAATCACGATTGGTGCAATTTTAAAACTACATGTGAAAGAGATTTTTTTATAAAGGGGAAGTAGATGAATCTGGATACTTTGCAGGTAAAGGCAAAGGAAATAGGACAGGGGCTGGAGAATTTTCCAGAACCTAGTATTCCCCTAGACGGGGATTCGTATGAGTTCCCTAATAATGCCGATAATTTGAGTGATGAACAACTTGATTCATGGTTGATGTTTTTTGGAGCTTGGCGTGGATATGTCATCAATCAAATTGCTCAGAGGGACGGTGAGGTCAGTTTATTGGGGGAGGGATTTGATTTGATGATGTCTTCTAAGTCTGCTGATCTTGAGGCTGTAGCTACTAAACGACTTCTTAAAGAATCCTTACGAGGAACTATACTCAATGAGAATTCAGACTTATTGAATTTGAGTAAAAAGATAATGGTTCTCAAGGCCGAATTAAAGGTTTTAAAGGGTCGTTTGAGCTTGTATGATGTTCAATTTGAAGCTATTTCTAGGGTCATTACTCGTCGTGGGCAGGAACGTCAAAGGGCATGAAGAGAGTTTACGGTATAGATATTTCCACCTCAAAAATAGCCGTTGCACGTCTAGTCGATAGTGATTTTGATGTGATAGAATTCCGAGCACGATCACGGTCTTGGGAAACAAGACTAGCTCAATTATATAAAGAGTTCTTCTCTTACGTAGAGAAGGAAATAACCTCGGATGACTTCGTGTGTGTTGAAGATATACCGATGGTTCAGAATAGAAAAGGTTTGATTAAGTTAGTCCATGTTTTGGCTATGTGTCGTGTTGTTTTCTTTCATCACGACATAGATTGTTTCCCGGTTAATGTGAGCACGTGGAAAAAGGATGTCGTGGGAGATGGTAGGGCAGATAAAGACAAGATTAAAATGATGGCGTTGCAGATTTTTGGTAAGAGCATTGGAAAGTATTCTCAAGATTCTATTGATGCTCTTATGATTGCTAAGTGGGGCCAATTGCGTTTTAACTCGATAGGGTAAAATTTTAAAGGAGAGGGTGAAATGACTGTTGGTACTACTGGCAATTTTACGGAGAATGCGGTTTCGGTATTGGAGAAAAGATATCTTCTTAAAGACGGTGAGGAGACGGAGTCTCCAGAGAAAATGTTTTCACGTGTATCAAAATGTCTATCTGAGGTAGAGAGTAATTATCGTGTATCAGGCAAGGAGATACGTGAATTAGAGAAGTCATTCTTCGAATTAATGTGGAGTTTGGATTTTGTGCCGAACTCCCCTACGTTGATGAACGCTGGTACAGGCCAAGGTACTTTGAGTGCTTGCTATGTTTTGGACATAGATGATTCCATGGAGGGCATCACTACTACTATCAAGGATCAGGCTTTTATTGAAAAGTTTGGTGGTGGAGTTGGGTTTGCTTTGAGCGGCATTCGGCCTAAAGGTAGACCAATTACTACCACCCAGGGGGCTGCTTGTGGACCCATAGCCGTTCTTCGTGTTCTTTCTGAAGTAGGCAATCTTATCACCCAGGGGGGTAAACGTGCTGGTGCCCATATGGCTATCATGAGTGTTTACCATCCAGATATAGAAGAGTTTATAACTTGTAAGAATGTTGAAGGCCGTATAGATAATTTCAACATATCCGTTGGGGCTGATTCGAATTTCATGGAAGCAGTGAAGAATGATCAATATATAAACTTTACCTGGCCTCTAGATAAGAATAGATATTATGAGGATCAGCTTGATGCTGATCGTAAACAACCGGGAAAATCTATGAAGGCTCGTGATTTATTCAACAAGATTGTTTCTGGTGCCTGGAAAAATGGAGAACCGGGCATGGTCTGGTTAGATAGGATTAACGAAGACAATACTACTCCACAGATTGGCAGAATAAATGCCACTAATCCTTGTGGGGAGCAGCCTCTTTTATCTGGGGAATCTTGCAACTTAGGGAGTATTAATTTAGGAAATTTCTATTTAGAAAATGAGGGAGGTTCTTATGGTTTTGATAGTAGTAGATTCGATGAAACTGTAAAGCTCAGTGTTCGTCTACTAGATAATGTGGTTGATGCTAATAATCATCCCACCGATAAGACTCGTGAGATGAACAAGCTTACTCGAAAGATAGGTCTGGGAGTTATGGGGTGGGCTGATTTACTTACTAAGTTGGGAATTCCATATGATTCAGAAGAGGCTCTTGAACTCGGAAATTTGATTGCTAGCAATCTTAAAGATACTGCTGACAAGGAAAGTTCTCGTTTGGGTAAATTAAAGGGCAATTTCCCCGCTTTTGATGAATCTACACTGAATAAGAAGAATGGGGGCAAATGGGATTATATGAGAAATGCCTGGAGGCTTTCCATTGCCCCTACTGGAACCATAAGTATGATTGCTGATGCTTCATCAGGTATAGAGCCTCATTTTTCTCTTTCCTATAAGAAGCACAATATGTCTTCTCAGCTTGAAAATACAGAGTTATATTATATAAATAAATATTTATTAGATTATGTACCTGACGGGTTGGATGTAGATAAATATCTTGGATCGGGTAAGGCATTGATTGATTTTGTTCCAAATGATAGAAAAAATCATTTTCGCACTTCTAATGATATTACTCCTGAATGGCATGTAAAAATGCAGTCAATTTGGCAGCATCATGTTGATAGTGGGATCTCCAAGACTATAAATATGCCTTTTGAGTCCTCTGAGGAGGACGTAGACAAGGCGTATAGATTAGCTTGGTCTTCTGGGTGTAAGGGCATCACTGTCTACCGAAATGGATCTAGACAGAAAGAGGTACTTGTATCTACAGAGCTTAATATAGGTGCGTCGGATACAGATGGGCTTTTGCCTATTCAAGTATCGGTTAATTTTGATAGACCTGAGGTTTTGGATGGTCAGACTTGGAAAGTACCTACAGGGCATGGAAATATGTACGTCAATTTAAGTTTCCATGAGAATAGACTTGTGGAGTTATTCGCTAATGTAGGGAAGAGTGGGGCCAGCACAAATGCACAGATAGAGGCTTTGGGTAGAGTAATCTCTACGGCGTTACAGCATGGTGTACCTGCCCCTGATTTAGCTAAGCAGTTGAGAGGAATTAATTCAGATAAACCTGTATATCATAAAGGCAGATTGATACGATCCACGCCTGACGCAATTGCTTGGGTACTTGATCAGGTGTCTGATAAGGTTCAAAGCAGCACTGATGTTCAACATAGTTTCCAAGAGAGTGTAGAGCCTATTTTTATGTCGGAGGATAGGGTGGAGTGTCCAGATTGCGATAGCGATTCTATGGTGCAGGAAGAAGGTTGCATGAAATGCTATTCATGTGGATATTCTGCTTGTAATTGATATGTTAAGAAATAAAAAAGCTTCAGTTGCCGTTAGTAGTGCTATAGTAGTAGTTATGGTTGCGGCAGCGGGATATTGCATTGCTAAAAGGTTAGATGGTTGGAATAAGTCTAAAGATGAATTAGGAGCTATACCGTGGGATGTGCCAAAAGAGTACACGTCTTGGAAAACTTTTTTTAGGAATCCAAAAACAGGGCAGATCTAAAGCATCTATTTTAAGGGGTTAGACAATGGGATTACTCAGTTCTATAACTAAACTTTTTCAGAAAGATCCCCCGGTAAGTGAGTGTTGTGTGGATGGGGTATGCGTCTGTTCGTCTGATGGAGATGATCTGGTTTCAGATGTTACTGTAGCTACCACCACTGCTACCTCGGCGGGTGTTGTTACGATTTCTACAGATACTGATGTTCCTACTTCCACATCATCTACGCCCAGTACTGTAGAGTTTACGCCCCAATCTGTTGCTTCTGCTGATGAAATAAACATAGCACTGGAGACGGCTGCTGAGGCCGATAGGGAAGCAGCAGAGAATTATACTCCAACTCCTCCACCTGCTGCTCCACCAAAGAAGAAGAGAGCTAATGCTAAAAAAGCCAGTTCAAAATTGAATCGTAAATCAACTACTAGAAAGAAGAAGAGTTGATGGTAGAGATATATACAAGTATGGGTTGAGGTCCCTGCCACATGACGAAAGCGTGGCTTTCGGGCAAGGGAATCTCTTTTACTGAATTTAACATTTCTGTGGATATGGATGCTGGTGCACGTCTGCGAGATTTGGGGTACAGGTCAACACCAGTAGTTCGCATAGGAAATGAGTTTATTGTTGGCTACAGTCCCCAAAAACTTGAGGCTGCTTGCAATACATATGGGCTATGACTCAAGAAAAATATAGACTATCTGAGATTCTGACCCTTCTTGCCTCTACAGAGTATCTATATAAGCAGGGGATAACTTCTCACGTCCCCCCAGAAAAACGCTACTACCACCCTGAAGGGAAACATACAGGACCCAGGGGTGGTCGTTTTTCTATTATTGGGGTAGAGACAGATCCTCATGGAAATCCACTTGGTCAGCCCGTTCCCACTCTGGCTCCGGGCATGGAGAATGAAAGTGTACGGGCCTGGATAGAGAGGGATTCCGAAGCTCAGCATGTTCTAAACACCCTATCTCAGTACGGCGATCCCTATGTGGTCGGTGGGGGCGTTAGAGATGCATTACTCGGAGTACCAAGTAAAGACGTAGATATTGAAGTTTATGGTTTGACCATCGATGAGCTATCAGACATTGTCCAAAAGGATTTGGGGGGCAAGCAGAATCAGGTAGGCAAGATCTACGGTGTATTCAAAGTTGGGGATTTTGATATCTCCCTACCTAGGACTGAGACTAAGGTTGGAGATAAGCATACCGATTTTGATGTGGAGCCTAACCCTAATTTATCTCCAGAATTAGCGGCTAGACGTAGAGATTTTACGATCAATGCGTTGATGTACGATTATAAAAATGACAAAGTGTTGGATTTTTTTGGGGGCATACAGGATTTAGAAGCGAAACGTATCAAACATGTAAGCCCGGAAACCTTTGTTGAGGATCCACTCCGTGTTTACAGGGCTGCACAGTTTGCTTCTCGGTTTGATTTTTCTATAGATCCATCTACCCAGGAACTGGCTCGTTCGATGGATTTGTCTGAGATATCTAATGAGCGGGTTTTTGGGGAATTCGAAAAGTTATTATTGAAGTCCCCTACCCCATCTACAGGTATACAGGCACTGGATGATATGGGAGTGCTGGATACCCAGTTCTCAGAAATCTCTGCACTGAAGGATACTCACCAACGTAGTGATTACCACGCTGAAGGTGATGTATTTATTCACACTAAGATGACTCTGGATAAAGCAGCAGAGATTATCCAACGTTTTCCAGATGAAAAAGATAAAACCATTATCATGCTGGCTGCGTTATGTCATGACCTAGGTAAGCCTGAGACCACTACCTCAGATGGTAGGGCTATCGGTCATGAGGCAGCGGGTGTTCCCATAACAGAGGAATTCCTGGGCAAGTTAACTAATGACAGGGACATCTTAGCCACAGTTCCCTCTCTAGTTGAGAATCACCTCAAGCCTCTTCAATATCATCGAGACGGGGCTTCAGATGCCGCTTTCAGGCGATTAATCAATAAGCATGGGACTGAGTACCTAAATCTTCTTTCTGCTGTGTCTGAGGCCGATGCAAGTGGAAGATTAGTTAAAAATCCTGATGGTTCGATGACTGAGCATGGAAATGAGGAGAATGTTTGGTTCCGGGATCGAATTAAGCAGGTTTCTGAGGCTGGTGGATTAAAAGAGGGGAAGATAGCTCCCCTTCTAACAGGCAATGATCTGAAGGGTCTTGGCTTTAAAGAAGGGCGTGAGCTTGGAGACATCCTTCGTGATGTTCAAGGGCAGCAGGAAGAGGGAGAGATAGCTTCTGCTGATGAAGCTTTGGATTACGTTAGAAATAAGTATCAATTTGCTACAGAGCATTTATCTAAACAGGGAATAACTCCGTCCCAAGAGTGGACTTCAGGATTTGTTCCACCTGAAAAACGTTTCTACCATATGGAAGGCACCCATACGGGTCCTAGAGGCGGCAGATTTTCTATCATAGGTACAGAAGTAAATGAACATGGTGATTCCTTAGGTCAACTTTCACAGGCACAACCTCCTGGCCCTCATGATATAAGCGAACTTCCGATGCCCCCTCAGCAGGGTAACATCCTTCCACAGCCGGAAGATGCTGTTATTTCTTCAGAAGCAGAAGAACGAGAGTGGATTGAAGATAATATTGAGTATGATTGGAGTATGGCTGATGAGGGAGAGGAAGTTGCTCGTGTTATATGGGGGTCAAAGGCTGGAGATACTTTAGAAGTATATGATTTAGACAGTGTGGGATATGCAGATGGGCCATCCGGGCTTAGAGGCATACATGTAGGTGATCCAGATTTTTGGAGACAGCAGTTACAAGATGATTATGGATTAGATGCTGCTGACGCACAGACCATAAAAATACGTACTGAGGAGGGAGATGCGTATTTACCTGATCAGCAATATAACATACCTCCCGAAGTTGGAGAGGCTGGAGAGGCAAACGTATTAGTCACAAAACGTACTCAGCTAGAGTACGGTAAAGATTGGGTGTTTGAGGGGGAGAGTTTTGAGCCTAAGCCTCAACAGGCTGAAGAAGCTCCTTCTGTTGAACCTAAAGTTCACGTAACAAATGACTATTCTTTATCCCCTGGGAACGGTAGGAAGATCGCTAAGGCTGAATTACCCGATGTTTTGTATCATGTTTCTCCCCATCACCAAAAAATACAATCATCTGGGACGATTTTGGCATTAAGGGGGGATGAGGAGCAGGTACATGGGCTAGGTGGCCCACAAACAAAAGAACTAAACAATGCAGCCTATTTTACTACTGACCCAGAACATGCCAAATTTATGCAAAAAGAAATGCTCCGTGCGGGTGAGATAGCACGTTTAGGTGTGCCTACTGAGCTTACGGACTATACAGATAGTGATTGGGTGAAGATAAAAGAGTTATTGAATAAGTATGTTGATGAGGATGCTCAATACATTCATAGTAGATTACAAGCGGCGGCAGATAAGGGTTTAGCGGAAATAGATGAAGAGATTGATTCTGACGACATTCATACCGCTTTGTATGAGCAAGCATTGGAGCCTCTAATAGATATCGAAAGTGATCCTCCTGCAGGAAGAGAGACTAGGCATTTCGTAACTTTGTATCAGAGGAATAGAGCGGACATTGCGGATTTCCTCGATGACTACTTCGATATAGCAGTTGAAATGACCGAGGAGGATACTAAACAGTGGTTTCCTCTAGTACAAAACCCTTTATTTGTGGGTGATCCTCTAGTTAATTTCCGTGATGCAACTCCAGATACAGTGGGTATAAGTGAGGTATCGAGGGAATCAGTTCCAGATAATGCTTTGGTTCGTGTTGATACGGCAGGGGATTTTCTTGGAACTCGTGAAGTAGCGATACATGCAGACTTATCTATAAAGAAGGAAATTAAGAAATCTAACGATCTTCCAGAACTTATGACACTTCTCGCTGCCACAGAGTATTTGGCTAAGCAGGGAGAAGGGTCTGAGGGGTGGACAACAGGGTATGTCCCACCAGAGAAACGTAAATATAGTCCTACAGGTAGACATAAAGGACCAAGGAAAGGTCGTTTTGATATTATCGGGACTGAAGTGGATCAGGACGGGAATGATTTAGGTGAGGCTGTACCGACTCAGGTTAGACAAACTCCTATAGAAATCCCAACTTCATATACTCCGGGCCAGTACGAGGTGGATTGGGATACCGTTGACAAGCAGATGATTGAAAGGGATATAAAATTAGATCCAACTGCGGCAAGAAGAGGTAAATGGACGAAACCTGAACCTGTTTTGCATGAAGGGGAAATAGGAACCGTACTTAGAACTGCACAAGATCTGTTTGGGGATAAGGGAAGGGAGGAACAAAGGGATTTCTTTTTGGAAAAGTTATATGAAGAAAGGCTTTTTCCTTCTTTTACTCGTAGGAATAAGTGGGTTAATGGATATAACAGCCAAGAAGCTTTACCTCTTATGGAGCATTCAAATCCTACGATAGCTCAGCAAGCTTTCCTGAGATATAAAGCTGCTAGTTATCTGGGGAATGATTTAATAAATTATTTTTCTGAGAATCTTTCCATGCCAGAGGGGGGTAAAGATGGATTCAGGAAAGCATTCCCAAATTCTACATTTGATGGTCAAGTTTTAAGTGGGTTACAGAATTTAGAGAGTTCAGACCCAACCTCAAGATTGGTTCGTGTGGTGGATGAGTTATATTCAAATACTAAATTCTCAACCATTCATAGGTTGGCTAAGGATGATTGGGAAGCTGATTCTACTGACGGTTATTTCTCCTGGGCTATTCAGGAATCTGTGGGTCGTCAGTTTGATGGGGATGTTCAATTTTTTCAGGGAGCCAAAGATGATAGAGGTCTGTCTCTGGCGAAAGATAATGCTGAACAACTGTTGGAATCTAAGTGGGAGGAAGAGGAACTTGGGGCAAAACCTACTCAAGAGGATATTGATGAGTATGTAAGAGTTCATAAAGCTTTGAGTAGGTGGATGCTGGACTTGGCTTTTCCTGATACGGACACTTTGACTGTTTACAGGGGTACTACTGTAGGAGAGATAGCGGATCCATCTAGAAAATTTACCCGTGAGGGTAAATATGGTGAGATAACAGCGGTGGGTGAGAAGGGGAGGGATAAATTATATCGGAGAGCTAGATTAAAAGACGAAGTGAGAGAAAAATCTTATTTGGGTGAGGAAGTGGAGCTTCAATCCAATCCCCTTACGAGTTGGACAATTAAACCTTATGTAGCTTTTAAATTTTCAGCCAAGGCTTCTGATAATGATTGGTTGCTTGAGTCTACCTCTTATGAGAAGTATCAAGATGAGATGAATCCGAAGGCTGAGCCATCATCGACTTTTGACAGATGGGTTGGCGATAAGGCGGATGAAATTGTAGTTCTTAAATCTGAGATATCTAAAGATGATATTTTCACTCATTTTGGATCTTATGCCTTTCTTGGTAATGAGAATGAGGTTCTTGGAATTAATTCTCCTAATAGGAAGACACAGGTATGGGATTATAGAGATTCTGTAGCTCAGATGATAGAGGAATATAATCAGGAGACTATGAGTGACGTTGATAAGATTGATCATCAATATGGACACTTTGACGCTGAGGGTATTCATAGAATGAATCCTTCGAAACGTGAATCAATATTGACCGCTATGAGCTTAGCTAGAAGATGGGAACCTGAGTCGGGAAGTGTTCATCCTAGGCTCTGGGCAGAGTTGTCATCAGATGATAAATTGTCTATTGATCCTTATGCTGATACAGAGGAAAGTTCTACCTTTCCTACTAAAGCACCCAAACTTACAGAGCATCAGTTAGTGGAGAGAAGGAAGCAAGGAGATAAACAGTTGGCAGAGAGTTTAAAACAATCCGTAGTGGGAACTCCTTCCCCAGAACGTATAGCAGAATTACTAGCTGCGGCTCCAAGTAGCGATGAGGATGAGAAACCCGTGAAGGGTACAGTTGGGGAACCTCGACCAGCGTAGGGAATTATTATGGTAATACGAATAAATGTAGATAGATCGTATGAAAGTGCTAATTGGATTAAATCTGTTCGAGATTCCAATAAAGCAGATAAATATAAAAAGAAGAATAAGAAGTTGAAGAAATCTAACGACCTTCCTGAACTTATGACTCTTCTTGCCGCTGCTGAATATTTATTTAAGCAGGGTGAAATCTCTGAGGAGTGGGTTACGGGGTTTGTTCCCCCAGAGAAGCGTCACTACCATCCTGAGGGCCAACATAAGGGGCCAAGAGAGGGACGTTTTTCAATAATAGGAACGGAAGTGGATCAAGAGGGAAATCCCTTAGCTCCTGCTGGTGTGCCTCAACCTCAACCTCAAGCTCCTACTGAAGCTAATCCTGCTGAGGCCGCTCATCTAGAGAAGTTACGTGCAGTTCGTCCCGATTTGAATGAAGATCAAATCAAAAGTGTAGCTGCTTTTGTTAAAGGACTTGGACTATTAGGAAACACTCCTGAAAATAGAGTTGAAGAAATAGCTGGTTCGTGGTTAGACGAGATAGATCATGAAGGATTTGTGGATGGACAGAATGTAGGTCTTGGAGCGATAGAAGATAGATTAGACGTATGGTCTGCCGATAGCTTAGAGGAACAGGCTGAAGCGTTAGGAAAAACTTTAGATGATGTGCTAGAGGAGATGGGAGTTGAGGAAGAAGACAGGGATGAGTGGAGGAAGAGTCCCTGGGGGTTAGCTGTTAAGAGATCTGCTGAATGTAGGCAGGGAATAGCAGCCCTATTGAATGGTGAGGATCATCCATTTTTTGCCATTGATGAAAGAGAAAGTGAAAGTTCTGTTGCCAGACACGAGCTTGGTGAAGCTATTAAAAGTGATGGCGGTGAAGCCATATGGGATTATATTGAAAAATCTCAAGCCATGGGTAGTCCAGCTAAACCTGTGGGGGCCGTAGCGGCAAGTCCTTTGAATTGTAATCCTTCTGGTGATTGTAAGGATTTTTGTTACGCTTATAACGCTAGGGGGCGATGGCCCAATATTATTATGAAATCGGAGTTTCTAGAGTGGGCTGTGAATAATGACCCTAAGAGATTTGCAGCACAAGTTGCTAAAGATTTTGTATACGGCAAAGGAAAAGTTCTTTTTGATAATAATCGTGCCTTAAGGTTCTTTGATAGGGGAGAAGGGTCTGAGGCTTGGGCCAAAGTAATCTATCACGTAAATAGAGCGGAGACACCAAAGGGTACGGGCATCAGAGTCCATGTATTTTCTAAGCGTCCAGCATTTTTAAATATGGTGGCTAAAGAAAATATCAGGTTGTTGAGTGTTGATCAGGATAATCCAGAAATAGCTGAAGGCAATGATCTTCCAATAGCATTTGTATTCACTGGTAAAGGTCCGATAAAAGATAGAAGGACGGGCAAGGTTCGAACACCAGAAGAGAGGCAAGCCGAACTCGATAGGAATCTTTCGTTTGCTGAGAAATACAAAGATCGTATTCAGGTAGTTCTTCCTGTTAGGGATCTAAAGAAGAAGGACAATGGGGCTACGGCTGAAGATATAAAACAGGTTCGGGCTATTCAGCCTAGCGACAATAGAAAGCATCTCGGTGTGAACATGTGTCCCATCGATGATGGCAGAAAAAAGACAGCAGAAAAGTTTGAAGTTAAGCCCACTTTGGATAATTGGACCTGTGCTAACTGCGATATGGGTGGGGACAAGGCTGGTCTTGGATGCTATAACGGTCAGACTACTGATTATGAGACATTTAAGATTTCAGAAACTCCTGCAGCTTTAGAATCAATGAGTAATGAAGATCTTACAGCACTAACCGTATTGCAAGAGGATTCCAATACTTTTCAACAGTTCTTGTCTGTAGATAAAGTTAAAGACATGATTCGTGGTGTGGGTAATATCTATAGAAGGGATCTCTCTCCAAGACAGCGGCAAGCTGCTGCGGAGGAATCTGGTGTCGCAAATGGTCATTGGAAGGCTGAGAATGAAGAGGCGTTCACTGAGGCATTGGAGGAAGAACTTCATAAGGGACATGAAGATATCCAAAAAGCAGTACGTTTTGGTACTGGTACTGAGAAATTAAATGGAGAAGACTGGAAATCTCCGTTCCGTAAGTGGATGAGAACGCTGTATCTATCAGCGAAGTCTAGTCCGAGCGGTAAGTCTATAAATCCTAAACTGGCTCAAGTCTTAGAAGGGTCGAGTAAGGTTCAGAAGTCAGACGATTTCCCTGAACTTATGACTCTTCTCACTGCTGTAGAGTATCTGGCTAAACAGGAAGAATCCGAATGGGCACGATTTGAGGATTGGACTTGGAAGCTTCCTGAAACTCAAAAGTATCGGCATGATAGGGGAAAACATGTTGGCCCTCATGGCGGTAAATATGATGTTATTGGATATGAGATTACTGCCGATGGTGCCCCTATAGGGCCTGGAATGGTTACCGGGGCTGGTGCTCCTAGGGGAGCTAGAAAACCCGTCGATCCTGATCCTGAGCTTCCTAGCGGACTTCAGATGGTGCCTATAGAAGAATATGCGAAGGGTTTGGAGGAAATCTCTGGTGCACAGATTACGGCACAGACCAGACAAGCTTATGTATCTGGTTTAGGAGCTAATGATCCAAATGATACTCCCCTTCAACCTAATGTAGCTGTCTATAAAGAAGTAGAGAATGAAGAAACTGGTGAGGTTGAGAAGAGTCTTGTTGGTGTTACTACAGGGGATGGGCATTGGGTTAATATAGGTACTAATACTGATGTTCTAATCAATACAAATATGAACGGTAAGGTACAGGCAACTCTTGTAAGTCCTAAAGGAAAACCAGTTACTAAGTATAGTTGGTCATGGTCTGCTAGTAGTAGTAGATCCAAGTTTGCCAAGGTAAATAAATTAATTAAGTCTGGGATCATAGATAAACTTGCTCAGAGAGCAGCTTCAGATATATCCAGCCCCCAGAGATTTACACTAGAAGATACTTCCAACGAGGATTTTTCAAAGCATAGGGCTATGGGGCTGAATACCATACAGAGATCAGCTATGGTAGCTGCTCTGATTTTTCATACGGCTCGTCGTCCCGGTAGTGTAGGTTCTAAGTCTGATATAAGTGTTCCAGATGGCGATAAATTGATGACGGGTGGGGGAAAGGTTTCTACGGCTAAAGGTTTGGCTGCTGTTAGGAAAGTAAAGCCAGATGTTTCTATTGTAAAGAGTGATCTTTTGGCTTCTAAGATACGTGGAGAAGGGAAGGATGCTGCAGTATCTCAATTCTCTGTTAAAACTTTTGGCATATCGACTCTACAGAAACGGCATATAGTTCCACAATCAGATGGCTCTGTGATGCTTTCTTTCGTGGGTAAATCGGGTAAAGTTAACCATGCCCCAGTTACAGATCCTGTGCTGGCTAAGAAACTTACGGAAATGAGTGGGGATAAGAAGTTGGGAGATGAGGATTACATATTCTCTGCTGGAGCATGGGGAGGTACTGGCACCCCTCCTCTGGGGGATGTAAATCCTTATATTAGAGGGGTTACGGTTGATGCTCTTCCGAATGTAAGGCTAACTGCCAGGAATTTCCGTACACTTCATGCTAATGAGGCGGCTGCTAAGTTAATAGGAGAGGCTGATATCCCTACTACTTATAGTATAGGGGATAGAACTGTCTCGTCTCTCAAACCACAAGAATTTATGGAGTCTGTAGAAGCAGTCATAGTTAAACAAGTCATTGCTGATACCATTACTTTGAAAGACGCAGGTGAATCTCCCCTCACTGCTGCGAATATTCAGAACATAACTAGATTATGGATTCAGCGTAGGCAGGATAGAGCTAAGATGGAATTGGCTGAGGATCCATCTGATATTTTAGGTAATGATCCCGGAACTTGTTTGGGTAATTATATAGACCCTGACCTGTTCGATGAGTGGGATCAGTACAATGAATTAGAAACAGAAGAGCTTGAGAAGAATATAACTTCTATTTCCCCTAAGAAGTTTAATGCTATTGCTGAGAAGCTAAAAGAATTGAAGAAGAAGGGGTGGAGTCTTACAACTGGTGGTGAAGTTACCTATAAAAAACCGAAACGGACTGCAGCTAGGAAGAAGAAAAAGAAATAAATTTGCTTTTTTTCCTTAATTTTGGTATACTACTGTGGAGATATTAAATGAATAAATCAGATTTCAGTGCATATGAAGAATTCCTAAGTACTCGTGAGTATTCTGAATTCAAGACTGATCAGATGTTGGAGAATCAGTTTGATATTGAGGATCCATATGAGATGGATGATGAAGATGAGCCAGTCTCAGATTGGATAAAAGAGCTTATGATGGATGATGAAGAGTGGATGAAATTACAAACTGAGAGGCTTCTAGCTGAGAGAAAGAGTGAAAGGGAATCTGATAAGTAGTAAAAAACTTGCTACATACAAATCTCTGCGTTATAGTGTAGGCATAGTTCCGGTAGATAGGAGGAGCTATGCCTATTTTGTTTGCACTCGAAGCCTCTGAGAAAGAAGTTATTTTGGATCACGTCAAAGAGACTTTTGACGTGATGGAATATCCTACGCCCATAGTTTTCTCTTCTATTACCCGACTTTCAATAATTAGTTTTTTGAGGGGTCGTGGTTATATTGATGATATTCATATTGAGCCTGTAGCTGTAGACATCTTTAGACAGCTAAGTGAATACGCTACTAAAGATGAACAATATAAATGGTTTGATCAATGGGCCTTTAAGATGATCAAAACTGCTAAGGAAAGAAGGGTACGTACAGGTTGATTTATTGTAAAGTTCTGGAATGTTCCAATTGGAAAGCATTGGATACGCCAGTTCAGCGTGAGAGACCGATTGGATATACGCCTTTAGTTCCCTCTGAGGAAGAATTTAGGGGGAGTTGCTCTCGTTCTGGAATAGAAATTATATCTTCTAAAGCTAATTCATCTTCTGGTATAAAGCAAAAAGTTCATAAGTGTGCTAGCTACAATTCCACAAATGAAGAATCATCAGGTATAGTTTGCACAGAAAGTGGTTGCTTATATAACACTTTGTCGGATGGGTGCGATAAGAAGGATATTTATATAGAAGATAAAAAAATATTTAATGGATATAATGGAAATAATTTAGTTCCTATGTGCCTGACCTTTTCTGATAGAAGGCATATTGGTCATTTTGATTGGAGACGTATAGCTGAAGGTGGGTATGGGTATCAATCAAATGCTCCAGACGTTCCTTCTTCCAGTGGGGTAACTAGTGGTCCAAGGAAGTTCTAATGTCACTACATAATGAATCAGATTTCGAAGACTTTAGTGTGATGATAGATCCTATTAGGGGTAAAGTTTCTTTGCTTTGTCCTGCTCCCGTAATAGGATTTAATGATATTCATGATTTTAGAGAATTCGTTGCTATGTTGCAGAGTTGGATACCTGCTCTAGAAGGTAAATATGTGGGTAAGGAACCAACAATAGATGCTAAGTACGCACAGAAGGTTTTAGGCCAATGGGAAAAAGAGATAAAGAAGATAAAAGTAAAACAAGAGGCTCCTCAGCGTGGCCCAAAGAAATCCGTCAACAAGCCAAAGACCTCTTTGGACAAGGAACCTCAATAGACGTTATTAATAAGCAATTAGACGTACCGATAGATACTCTGAAATCTTGGAGGTATCGGTACAGTTGGACTGACTTTAAAAAGCAGATCAACACAAGTGCAGAGTTGGAGGTTTTTGAAGATTCTATCTCCACTCTGACAGAATCTAAACGTCAGTTGATGCAGGGCTATAAATTGATAGCTCTGGCTGGCGAAGATGGTGTGTTGAATGATGAATTAAGATTTAGGGATAAAAAACAAGCAGTAGATTCGCTTGTTGCTGGGTTAAAAGGACAGGTTGAATTAAGAGGTTCCGAATTAACTAATGAATTTTTAGTAGATGTAGCCAAGATAATTAGGGATGAGGTAACTGATGTTATCACCCTCCAACGGATCGGGGAAAAGCTCGTCGCCCTCGGTAAACTTTACAACCAGCGGGCAATTCCTAGCTGATTACATATCCGAGTTAGCGTCCAAAGATTCTGATGATGACGTAACTACGGATGCTTTCAGTGTTTGGGAACGATCCCCAGTAGATATCGAAGAATTTTTATATGGTGAAAACCATTTAAATCTTTCTATTCGATTATCTCCTCCCCAGCTTAAATTCGTAGATATCCTATCAAATATCTTCTCAGATGCCCCGGTCACTGAAGGGGTTCTTATGGCGGGGCAGGGATCAGGAAAAGACACCTGTTCCATTTTTGTAGGGCTGAGAATTGTCTATCTTTTAAATTGTCTTCGAAGTCCTCAAAAATATTTCAATATGGAGCGAAATAGCTTCATTGATGCTATAAATGTTGCCCCCAATGCTGACCTTGCAAGAAATATCTATTTTCAAACCTTGATTA